GACGAGTCAGTTCTAACTAGATTATCCAAACTTGCTAGAGATCACAAAGTAAACACCATCCTCGTTGAAGAAAACTTCGGTGGAGGTATGTTTGCTGAACTTCTTAAACCTTACCTAACCCGTTACCACCCCTGTTCTGTAGAAAACGTCAGAAATAACAAAACTAAAGAGTTCAGAATCATTGACACCTTAGAACCAGTAATGAACTCTCACAGACTAATCATTGACAGAAAGATCGTTGAAAAAGACTATCGATCAAATCCTAACGAAGCACCAGAGCGAAAACTAAAACTTCAACTCTTCTATCAAATGTCTCGCATAACCAGACACAAAGGCTCTCTAGTACATGACGACATCCTTGATGCTCTATCTGGTGCAGTCTCCTATTGGACTGACTACATGTCTGCTGATGAAGATAGAAACATACAAAGCAGAAAAGATGAATTACTTCACCTTCACCTAGACAATTGGGACTCTTCCCTCAATAGAACCATCACCCAAACAGCATTAGGTATGTCCCTTGAACAAATAAAACAAACTAATGATTCAGATACCTCATTCATAAGCTCCTCTTATTAACACGCACTATTGGAGAGAGGGGGGAAAGGGGGGTGAGAGGTCAAAAGCTAATAAAACAAGACTATATAGA